GTTGAACCGAAATACTGTTTGTCCCAATCAGCAAGATTGTTATAAGAATTTGTGCGTGACATAGCCCATCTCTGGTGATATGGCACACAGAATTCCACTTCATCTACTTCTGATATATCGACTATTTTAGTGTAAACAATATTTGAAGCATTACTTGTAGTATCGATCCTTCCCATAGGATCCCATTGTAAACACAACCTCCCTGCATGAAATTTGGATTTTACGATTTTAAACTTCACTATAATATCTCCTCTCCAGAATCCAAACAAATTGCTCACATGACACAAAGGTGTCTTGATTACAGTTGGTTGACTGCTATAAGTTGCTGTATTGTTGATACTTGGACTTACATAAAATTGCCAGATATTATTATCTGTCAATTGTCCTGTGTTCCAAGTGAAAACATTAAAATAAGATTCTTTCTCAACAATCTTATTAATAAGCATCTCATCAGTTCCATCCAAACCAACACACCTTGAATCTATATTCAATTCGTTCTTAGGATCTAGAGTCATCTTATCCACCGGCTGCGAAATTTCTGGTGACGCAAAAGAATGAAAAGTTAAACTCTTCATAGGCATCACATCACTCACCACAGGCACATTAGTAAAACCAAATAATCCTGCCACCGCTCCTACAGCTGACGATACCATTTCGGTAGCTCTTGCATAAGGACCAATATAAGGAATGTTCTTCAACTTACCAGCAAAATTTGCTATAGCTGAAGCGGGTTTACTGATAACACCATTAGGACTGTACTCATCCTTACTCTGCAACACTAAATTTACAGTAGGACCAGATAACTTAACATCTGACAACCAGGCATAGATTGTTACGGTAACGTTAGCACCTACAACTCCATTAGCATTAGCCAATGGGGTATAAGATTGTAACCTACACGTACCCAAATCTTGTACCTCTGTCGCACTATTTAAGTTTACCCAATCTCTATGCCAAAAGAAAGGCAGCTTCATTTCTCCCCCTTCACACGTCTGAGGGTAAATATTTATATGTGGTCTCTGTGAAACACAACATAAAAAGCCATCACTCGTTTTTGGCACAATTGAAGGAATACTTTCACTATTCAACTGTAAATTTGGAATATAAGATAAAATACCAGCACCATAGTAAAATGGTGATGCATTTATCATTACCTTCACATTTAATGAAGCCTGTAAGAAAGCATAATTATCTAATTTCTTCTTCACTGCGGTGTCATTTAGGTATAAATACCAGGGTTTAAAATCATAATCAAGATACGCTCCTTCAGCCCAAGTCTGCGTTGCTATACGCAACGGTCTACTTAAGAAATCTTTTAACGATGCATCAGGTAACATATCAACATCAACGCTATTATCATTTAAAGTGTCGAAATCTATCCTTTCTCCAGCGTTGGCATCTAAATATTCAACTGTTTGTTGATTCGATACATTTCCGGTTCCATGATTAGCCAATGACTCACCGTGTTGTATTTGCACACCTTCCTCTTCTCCAGATTGCAAATTAAAACAGAGCGATCTACATCTCCTCTCATATCTCCTTTCTTGTATGTCTTTAACAAACTTACAATATTCTTTCCTCTCACTATCTGTCAAATGATCAAAGATCTGTCCGAAACATTCCCTTAAAGAACTCTCTACAGGATCTAAATTCACCCAACTCCTAAAATCTTTTCTATTATTTAAATTTTTTGATTGTGCAAGCATATAAAATAAAAACATACAAATTTACTCATTATCATATGTAGTAATATTTATTTTTGTGGCCCTATACTAGCCTACGTAAATACGTACTTTGGGGAACGCCCGTGTGTAGTTTTCATTAATTTTCCACTCTCAACATGCAATATATAAATATCAAAATATGCAATATGCAGTAACTAAAACTAACGTGTACCATTTGGTTTAGTGGGATACAGTTGTGTTATCAACTGTATCCTCCTCCATGACGATGTACAACTCGCCAAATTGTCTCTTAATCGATTTGAATCTCTCCAAACACTGATCAAAAGACGGGAAATGAGATTCCTCCACATAATCTTTCAGCCCGCAAGCCTGGATTATGGTTTGGAACATCTTCATTCGCCTCTCATGAATTCTGCGTCCGTAAAAGAAATACTCATTACTAGCAGAATTCATGACTGCAATAGCCTGTTCTTCCATACCAATGGTTTTTGATTTAACCCAAACCATTAACATCTTCTCAATCGATTCATGTTCAAGAGGTGCGAAAAAAGCTTCTGCCTCATCATTCCACTCCCATCGTCTTTTCAGGAAACTACAATCCTTAATATCAATAAAAGCCTGCGACTGACTCTCCTTGTCAGCCATAGTGTACTTGACCCCATACCTACCCAAGTAATCTTGAATAGATGTGTGATCAAACCCGACAGCCTTCTCACTAACACTCATTAAATTATCATCTCCATAAGTAATTAATGATACATAATCATCAAATTTATCAACTTTAAGCTTGGTAATATCAACAAAAGCCATTCGCATATACAAGCTATTGACAATTGAATTGATTATGACAGTTAAAGGATGACCTGACGGATTGCTTCCAAAGAATTCAACTAAAT